GCTCCAGCCATGGCCATCATGAGACCAACCCGGCAAAGATTGCAAAAAGGCGAGCCTATTATCGCAGATTTGCGCGGATAAGTCAATGGGATCGTACGAGTTGACCAGTGATAATGTTCCATCACCGATGATTCCATCTTGAACCGCGCCAACGCAAGCCTGAAGAACTTTCGCGGCTCGGCCATCGCCGGAGTTTACTTCAAAATCGAACAATGCATAATCGACGCCAGAAGGAAGCAAATCACCTTTGTTTTTGTCCCAATACAAAGATTTATAAAACGGCATGACAAGCTCGGGTGTGAGGCCACGCATCGTCGCTTCATCGACTTCATGTCCGACGTAAGTCTCCCATGCGCGTTTTGTTACGCCGAGGTTTGTCATTCCACCCGGATCTTGTGGATCGTTAACGTAGCCGCCCTCTTCTTTTAGAATAAGAGCAAAACATTTTTCGAAATTTTCTTTCATTGTTTATTCCCCAAAGAAGCCGTGAGTGCATCGGTCTTTTGTTTGGACCCAGCAGAAGAGCCAAAATAAAAACCCATGACGCTTGTCCATGCAGTCCCGAGCGTACCGATCAGCATAAGCAATGCTTCACCGCCCGTGGCTGGAAGGCCAAAGTGCAGGATGTACGCAATGATGCCGAAGAAGCCCAGCGTGACGCCCACAGCCAATACGCGGGGGATCCAGTCGCGGGTTGCGATCTGCATATTACGGGCTGAATCGCGATCCTGTTCAGAGATACGTTCCAAATCAATGTCCAAAGATTTCATTTGAACTTTGAAGTCGGCGTCAATCTTTTTAAGCGCAGCCAACTGATCGCCAGTAGGATTGGCAAGAGCCGACATAATGTCGTCTTCAGTGCCGTTTTCATGGCCGAAGAGGGCATTTGATACGGCCTTAACCGCCATACCCGCGATAGGGCCACCGAGAGCTGTTGCAATCGTGGGAGCCACCGACCCGATCAACGGGCCAAAGGTTTTAAGAATGTCCATGTTATTTCACCGTTAAAGTTAAAACGATACCAATCAAAGCAATGCCAAGCACCAAAAACCCAACAATGCTGCTCACCATAATCAAATCCTTACGAGCTTCTTCCTGCTCCTTCAATGCTGCAGCTGCTTCCCTTGCCGCTTGTTTTCGCATTTCAATCACTTGTCTTTGAATTCCTTCCCATGCCGCAGGGCCATATTGGCCAACGAACAGGTTCTTCACCTGAAGCTGCATATCGAGAGCTTTAGCTTTTACTGCATAAATTTTGACAGCTTCAGCCTCAAACTCAGCCTGCGATTGAAACAGTTTTTTCTTACGAGGCGTAGAAGCTATCGTGACAATCTGGCCAACTTTACCAAAAAGGTTGCTCACCTTCTCGGCGGTCTCCATCATATCCTTACCTGCATCAACTGCAGACTTGATTGAGTTATATATCGCAGTCGCGCCAGCAATCAGGGTGAATGGATCCATGGCAACCTCAGTATGGCGGCGCTTGTGTTTGTATAACGGGCTTTGAAAGTTCAGCCACCTGCATAGCAATCTGCGCCTCAACCGCTGGCATACTGATGCAACCTGCCACCCACTGATATGCCAGAGACTGCGTAATATCCGCGTAAGGCACAAACTCTGCTGGGTTAGGCGTTTCAAGGTTTGCTGTACCAGAAGAAGATGACGAAATCGTGCCATCCGTGCCAGTGCAGATCCAGTTAATGGCCGTAACCACGTTGGTTAGGCCGTCAGACGTTGGATTGACGATGAATTGGGGAAACGTCCAAGTAAATATCATGTTATGACCACGTTATCTTTAATTGACCCACCGCACCTGCTCCACCGTATCCGGGGCTAGACGCTCCCGCGCCAACTGTGTACGACAAAACTGTCGCCGGACTTGGGCCAGTTGATGGGGTAAACGAGCGGGTTGTGTAACCGCCTCCGCCCCCACCGCCGCCCGTGGACCAAGACTTCGCCGAGTTATTGACGTCTTCGTCAGCTTGAGACCCACTGCCGCCGCCGCCCGGCGCTGAACCTGCAACACCAGTAGAATACCCGCTACCAACGCCGCCAGTTGAGCCCCCTGACCCACCATTGTACCCCGCGCCACCTGCTGGTGGAGAACCACGTGATCCAGAACCGCCCGAACTACCTGTTCCATTCGTTGTGCCGCCAGATGCGGTTCCACCTGCGCCGCCTGAGCCATTGCTACGGTCGCCACCAGCTTGACTGCCGCCATTGCCGCCATTTGCAATGAGAGAGTAGCCTGCGGGGCTTATGGTTGTTGATCCACCCGCGGAACCATTACCGCCCGCGAAAGCACCGCCGGGGTTGCCGCCGCTTCCTCCCGCACCCCAAAGTTCAAACTGGATTGAGTTGGCGTAAGATGGGACGGTAAACGATCCAGAACCAGACGTGCTTATGGTTACGCTGCCAGACGTTGCAACGCCCGTGAACCCGAAAGCTCTTGCTGATGCGGCACCCGCTGTTCCAATCGTAGGCATTATGCAAACTTCGCAAGGGTTGCCAGGACGGTATAGGTCGCAGAAGCGGTTTTGATGATCGTGTAGGTGTAGGTATCAATTGAATTAGAATAACCCGTTGTAGGAGCCGCGCCATTGATCCATTTAGGTGTAACGGAAGCACCATCGATTGTGATTGCGCTGTTGTAATAGCCCGTAGTGCCGTTTGTGTTAAGGAATGCGACCGTTACGGCTTGGCCGATAGCGAGTGCTGAATTTAGCGTTGTTCCGCTTGACGCCCTGAAATTGAGCGTAAAGTTAGATGTTGCAGCGACATTGTAATAAAGAACCGACTGCGTGGTAATGTCGTAGTTGATTGTCCCCGTTGCACCTGAGCCGGAAACAGTTACAGTCTCCGCAATATTGTTTAACGCAAGCGAAACCTGACTTGTCGTTGTTGAAAGAGTTAGTTTGCCACCAACACTTGTTGTCGTTGTTCCTGTAGCGCCGAGGACCGAGTTGCCCGACACATTGAGCGTTGCAAGGTTACCGCCAGAGATGACGCCGCCATCTGCGAGGACGATGTTTGTGCCATCCGAGAACATGAGGGTGCTGTAACCCTGCGGAGCCACAACGCTAGTTCCTGCGCCAGCCGATGCAATGGTTACGGTGTAAGCGCCCGAAGTTGCGTTTGTGAATGTCCAACGGCCACCAATAGCAGGTACGGTCACGATGATGTTTGCCGAGATTGAGCCAGTAAACTTGACCTGCATGACCTGCAATTGCGTGGATGTCAGCGTGACGTTGGCGTTTGTAAGCGCAACAGAGGTCGTATTGCCAAAGGCGGCATCAAGGATCGTGGTGTTGTTGTTGAGTGGCTGATCCCACGTTGGCGACGTTTGATTGTAAGACGGCTCGTTCAGACTGAGATTGGTTGTCGTCGTGCTCATGGCTTGTCCGCCTTATTGTCAAGTTTGTCGTAGATACGCTGGAACATATCTTCAATATGCTTCATTCTCTGGTCCAAATCTACCTTCAAGACATATTCCTTTGGCATATTGGCTTCCAGTTTATTCAAATCACGTTGCAGTTCTTTGACTGCGCCCCACAATTCACGCAGGAACCACCCCGCCACCGTCAGGATTGCGCCGCCAACTATGTCTATGAGGGTTTGGTAATCGGTCATGGTTAACGCGCCCTGCTGGAGGTGAAAGGATCAAACATGATTTATTTCCAATCCTTTGAAGGTGTTATGCTTCCGCATATTTTCTTTAGCCGGAAGATACTGCAAATTGGTCTCAATATGAAGGCCGCTTACGATTTTACCCCGTAATGGAATAATATGGTCAACATGGTAACCTTCTGGGCAATTTGCATAAATTTCCCTAATTTTGGAACGGTCTGCCCATTTTGGAGTTTGGCGGGATTCTGCTATTTCCCGTAAACGACCGTGGTAACGCAAATATCCTTTGGTTCTTGCCAATCCATGCTTAGTATTAGCCTTACCTTGCTGTGGGCAGGTTACGATAGCACGGTAACAACCACATGATTTAGTATGGCCTGAACGCAATTTCTTGCCTTCTACAGCCACCATGTTGCCGCAGACACATTCACAATTCCAAACAGCACGGGTTCCGTTATTGGCAGCACGGGACTTGACCATCAGCCATCCAAAAATTTCTCCAGTGGGGTCAATAAGTTTCCCCATGTCAGCGCCCTCTACTATAATTAAAGGGGTTCTCTGCGAATGCTGCGTATATGTAAGCACCGCCACCAGTGCTATCATTGATGTCGCCAGAATTTCCTCTTAATTTGAATCCGTTAGAAAGAATATCCAAATACGCGTCAGCAGAAGAAGTTCCTGTTACTTCAGCAGCAGACGTATTGGCTTTCAAATTCTGAGCAGTAACATTGTACAAATCTCTTGATGTATCAACGATTGACCAATTACTTGTTGCACTACTTTTTTTGAACATTATCCAACGCGGCCTAAATCCTGTGTAACAGAACGGCCCATCCGAACTACCATTACCCGTGTACGATCCAAATGCACTGTAGCCAGCTACTGCGGCCCAGCAGTAGGCGACGTTTAAGTTCCCGCTACCATTTACTGAAGGATCAGAGCCTAATGTAAATACCGTTGATGATGGTGTAGTATTATTCCACATATTAGGGAATGAACCAAAAGCCCCTGTAGATTGAAGCTGCGTTACACCAGTATTACCCGTTGCAACATGATAAACAGGCCATGCCGAAACATTTCTGGCACGTTGAATTATCATGGATGGCGCTGCGCCAAGGCCATGCCCAACCGTACCGACTGCACCCGTACCCGTATAAGTCACCACAGAGAACCCTGCGGTCGTGTTAGCCGACACGGTGGACGTGATGCTGCCATTGGTGTTGGAGACGCCTGTGCCGCCACCTTTCCACTGCCACCCGACAAGAGTGTCGCTTGAAGTGTTTAATTGATAATTGGTAGCCGTTCCAACAGTGAACCCGCCAGAATCAAACGACACTAAATCGGTGTTAGACGGAGACGTTGTTTCAGAATTTGTTGAATTACTTGATAGCCCATAAGCACGACCGCGAACAGAATCAAAAAAAGCGTGCCAATAAGCTTGGTTACGCGCTTTTAACCAAACAAAATCAGGCTGAAAAGTCGTTCCAATTGTATTGTTTGTGCCATTTGAAATGGAGCGTGGATATGAACCATTACCCGTATAGGTCGTAGCCGCCATATACTGCGCCCCGTTTGCAATGGTAGGCGTGGGCAGGTTGTAGGTGTTCAGCGCATTGAAGCCCGTTGGCGGGGTGTATTTGAAACCTTGTTGACCAAAGTTAACAGTTCCAACTGGAACCGTGCCGTAATTTTCTACGGCAGAAGTAAGCGTAGGATTTCCAGCATATGTATAAATTGGATTTGTGCCAGCAGAAGGATTACCAGACAAAAACCAAGTATTATTATAGCCAGCCCAAACTTTTCCCGTAGAAGCATCATAGGCAAATTGCACTACGTCGCCATTAGTAGATAAAATGCCTGTATCAGTAAGTGAGCCGCTTGGAGTTTTGTACCAATAATTTAAATTGCTGGATGCCGTCCAAATTCCAACCGCGTTTGTTAATATCCCACCACTAATAAAAGGTAATTGACCAATTCCAAATTGTAAATTGTACAAAGTAGAAGTTGGTTTGGTAACGACATTACATTCAAAATACCATTTTCCAGATGTTGGAAAATACATTGATGCTGCCGCAGATTGATAAGCGTTGGCGTTAGCCTGTAATTGCAAATTACCATTAGAAATCGTTGGCGATCCTAAATTTTGCAATGGATTCAACACAGCATAATTCGCCACCGACGCAGACGTAACCGTAGGGCTATCCGTCATGCTGTCGTAGGTGCTACCCGCCGTCAGGCTGATGTTGTTCGTCGTCCAGTTATTGCTATTGCCAGACGTGTCATAGCCAAGCGTGGTCGTGGATGTCGTATTGCCGAAGGTTAGGTGAAACCCGTTTGTGCCATACGATCCTGAATAGTTGATGGGTTGCCATACGCCGTTGATGTCGTATGTGCCAAAAGAGGATGCGGTCAGGGCTTGGCCGTCAATGAAGTTTACTTCGGCGAGGTAGCCGTCAAAATATCCCGCACCGCTCCATTGGCTTCCCAGCCTGTTGTTGGCATTATTTATTGTCCATTGGCTTAAAGCATTTTGTGCAGGGTAATTTGCAGTAGCGTAAGACGTAACCTGAGAGCCGTTAATATAAAAAATAATACGGTTCGCAGCGGTGGCTTGAGTCGTATCAATATAAACAACAAGATGATACCAAGCTGATGGATCACGAAATACTTGTGTAGTAACTACGTTATTTTGTGATGAGCCACCAAAATCAAGCTGCAATTGATTGCTCGAATTTAAGTACAATGCAGTTGAATACGTGGATGTAGAATCGTAGCAATCAAATAAACGTTGTTCTACGCCAAAAATTCCGCGCTTGAACCAAACGGAAAAGGTTTGTTTTGTCCGAGTTGTAGGAGCAGCCGCAAATGTCCGTTGTAAATTTGCACTTGCAGACGAACGAAAGCGCAGTGAATTTTTCACCGCGTACCCGCTGGTCACATCACCCAAGAGCATAGATACGCTGGTCATTACGTTAGCCCCTGACCCGTGATGACGAAGGTATTAGATGCCGTACAAAGTACCGTCGCCACACCATAAGAGGCAAGTGATCTGTTACCCGTAGTGGTAGAACCCGCCAATGTCATTGTGACGGATGAGCCTTGCGTAATGGTCTGCGTGGACGATGAGTTGTTAAATATGACTACGTTCTGACCCGCAGAGAAAATGGATGCAGGGACCGTCACGCCGCCAGTGGTGATGGATATATGCTTGCCGTTGTCCGATGCAACTAGCGTATAAGCAGATGTCTGGCTGTTTTGGACGATGGTGCGGACGTTGCCGATGGAGTCGGTAATAGCACCCGAAGCCGTAATAGCAGCGGCATTAAGCGTTCCAGTAAATGTTGGCGATGCAGAAAGAACTACAGAACCCGTTCCCGTAGATGTTGTAACGCCCGTGCCGCCAGCCAAAACGGGCAACGTACCCGCCGTTAATACGGATGAAGATGTGGAATAAATAGCATTATTGGCTGCGGTAAATCCCGTAAGACCCGTGCCACCATACGCAGTTCCAAGAACATTGGTAAGGTTAAGTGTACCAATTGTAACCGTGCCGCCTGATGCAATAGATAATGCTGTGGTAGCACCGTTATTGCCCACCTTCATAAGAATGCTGTCAGTAGCACCTACGCCAGATGTTGACTGAAGTGTAAGCGTTGAACCAGTTCCTGTGCCGCCGTAATAGGCCGCAGCAGTTAATGATGTAAGTGTAGGTGTGGCGGAATAAGCAGGGGCAACGCCAACGCCACCTGAAACAAGAACAGAGCCTGTTGCAACAGCAGCCAATTTGGACAATGCAGTGGTGGTTGATGCATAAAGCAAATCGCCAACCGTATATGAAGATTGTCCCGTTCCGCCGTTTGCTGCGACAAGCGTTCCAGCAACCGTTACAGCACCTTGCGTTGCCGTTGACGGGGTTAAACCCGTTGTTCCAAAATTGATTGATGTTACGGCAAGTCCGCTAACATTTGACCAAGAAGGCTGTGCTGAAGAACCACCAGATGTAAACACCTGACCAGATGTTCCATAATTTACAGTTGCCCCAGCAACAGAGCCAATACCCCAAGCGCCCGACGTATTAATGGCAAACTGACCAGAGCCGTTTGTGTAGAACGATAGCGGCAAATACGTACCCGTGCCGTTAATACCCGACACCAACTGAACATCCGTGGAACCGTTCGTCGCAATCAAAATCTTGGATGCGTTGGTGGGATCAGCGGCATTGGTCGCTTGCCAAGAAGCAGCCGTGGATGTGCCGTTAGGCAGAGCATAAATGCCCGTTGTGCTGTTGGTCGTGCTTGTCTGGAAAGCCAAACGGTTTGTGATCGTGGCATTGGTAAAGTCAGCCAAGAAGCGCGAACCCGTACCCGTATTAGTCGTGTTACCGCTATTGCTGATGCTGCCCGTTGTTAAAGCCGTAACCGTAGGCGAATTAGACCATGCAGGAGCAACACCAACGCCGCCCGACACAAGAACAGACCCCGTAGCAACGTCAGACAGTTTTGACAGAGTTGTAGAGGCAGAAGCGTACAGAAGATCGCCCACTGTGTAGGACGTAATGTTTGTGCCGCCAGAGGCCACAGGAACCACGCCGCCAAGGGTTGCAAGCGTAACCGTTGTCCACGTAGGAGCAGCAGACGCGCCGCCAGAAAGCAAGAACTGACCGGACGTGCCGTATGTAGCGCCACCAATGCCTAACTGACCCGCAGGTCCAAAACGGAAGGCTTCAGTCGCAGAGTTGCCGCCTGTAGCAGTCGTAAAGATAGACGCGTATGTTCCTTGCGCCGTATCCGTGAAGTTTTCAGCAGCGGAAACAGAGAAGTATCCCGTGGACGCTGTAGCAAATACCGTTGCGCCATAACCACGGCCCGTGAACTGAGCCAGTGTGTCACCGGATTGTGTTGCTGTTGGCGAAGCAGCCGTGCCACGGGCTTGGCGACCTGTGTAAACA